ACGATGAGTGGAGTAGACGCTGGCTATTGGTCTGGATGGTATGGACCCCGCTTCGATGATGTCTTCACAACGTATTTGTACAACGAGATCAGCACTGAAATATCGGAGTCAACTTCTTACACAGACCTGATGGCTACAGTAAGTTGCGATATTCTCGACACCTGTGTGGATGATGTCGTGGACGATATCATTGCTAACACAATGGATACGGATATCGAACCACCAAGTGATCCGCTTGCGGAGCCGTCTATGGATGTTGATGTAACCGATACCGTCGAGCCTCAAGAAATGGAAACCGAAATGGAGATGGCGGAAGTTGATCTGATCCCGCCGCCAGAAATTGAGCCACCTACAATGGATGCTCCACAGCCGGAAATCTCGGCTGAAGTAGAAGCGGAAGTCGAGGTCGAGATAGAAGCCGAGATCAGCAATGAAATGGAAGCCACCGCCCCGGCGGAAGAAGTTGAAGTAGAGGTTACGGAAACTGCTGAAGCTGATGTAGATGATGTCGAAGATGAGCCAGCCGAGGTGAAGAAGAAACAGAAGCAGAAGGCGGCCAACAAAATCGTCAAAAAAATGGGAGACAAAGGTCGGTATGATGGCGGAAATCAACTCAAGACACTCGTGGTGATGGCTGTTCTTGGCAACAGCGCGGAATTTTTTGACAGGACGGTGGTTCTTAAAGACGCGCAGGCCGCCAAGATGTTCACGGCAACACGGGTTCCAGATTCAGTTTTACCTTCCAATAACTACAGCCAATATTTCATGTTTGGTGGTAGCGATGCAGCGCATGATGCTCTAGTAGATAGCCAATATAGGGGTTAGAGATGGCCGAGGTTGAATACAAAGGAATTAAAATTGGAATTGGGAATAGTAAATTGCTATTGATCGTTCCTTTGCTCGGAACCATTGGTGCTGGCCTCTGGGGCGGATTTGAATTTTGGAAAGACTATCAGAACTTACAAAAAACAGTGAAAAAATATAAAGCCCCAGACATGTCGGGGTTCGACAAGAAACTGGCGGTGTTGTTAAAGCAAATGGTGTCGGTAAGAGAGTCGGTTTCTGAGTCCACTGATTATACCCGTGATATAAAAAATGACCTGAAGCAGGATATAATGCGTCTTGAAAAACAGGTTGACGCATCCGAAAGGCGTAGCAAAGATACATTCAGATTGGTGCGCGAGAGCGTAGATAAGAATGATTCCAAGGTTAGGAAGATGATTACGGATAGTTCGACAAGGTTTGACACCCGAAGAGCGGCTCTTCGTGATGAGATGAATGAGCTTGGTAAACGGGTGGACAGCAAAATAAAGAAGGCGTTGGAAAATCCGTTGGCAAATTTAAGAAAATAAGGAGAAGTAGAATGCTTAGTTTATTGGGATCGGTGCTTGGTTTTGGCACTTCATTTCTACCAAAAATAATGGATTTCTTCCAAGACAAGCAAGACAAGAAGCATGAGCTTGCTGTCATGGAGGTGCAGATACGACAACAAATAGAATTAGCGACTCAGAAACTGGAGGCAGTCAATGTTGAAGCTGATATTAGGGAAATTGAGGCGCTGCAAAAAAGTATGCAGCCAACAGGTAATTCTTTTATTGACGGGTATCGCTCTTCTGTGCGTCCTACCATCACATACGCTTTCTTCCTCCTCTTCATTTTTGTCGAAATCTCCGCCTATCTCTCACTTACTGCTATGGGAACATCAGGCTTGGACGCCGTCCAGATCATCTGGGACCAAGAAACCAAAGCCCTCTTTGCCGCCGTCATTTCATTCTGGTTCGGCGGACGGGCCATCTCCCGTCTCAGTAAATGACACTTGTATTTGTTGTAAGCTGATGAACATCAATGCGACTGGCTTATCAATCATCACCGACTCGGAAGGTTTCTTTCCTACGCCGTACCGATGTCCCGCCGGTATCCCCAGCGTCGGTTACGGATCAACACGTCTGCTTGACGGTAGCAGAGTTACGATGGATAGCCCGAAAGTCACCAAAAATGAGGCCAAGGCTTTATTGCGAAGGCATTTGGATCATGTCGAAGCTGCTATACTCCAGCTTATTCGAGTATCGTTGAACGAAAATGAGTTCTCAAGTTTATGCTCATTTACCTACAATCTCGGCTCAGGTCGGTTGCAGTCATCCACTTTAAGAGCCAAATTAAACCGAAACGAAAGGCTAGGCGCAGCCAACGAGTTTCCTAAGTGGCGTCGGGCTGGTGGGAGAGTGCTTCGTGGCCTGGTGATCCGAAGAGAACGGGAACGACAACTGTTTTTAACGCCAAAATAAAAGGAGATAAATATGACCTGGAGAACAATTAAATCGAATATTAAGTTTGTTGCAAAATCAAAACCCGTTGCTGCCAGTATTTTGGTCGGCGTCGGTGTCGTTGTGGGATATTTCGTTTCTGTAATCTTATAGGTTACGGAAAGGACGAGGGAAGGCCGTGAGACCTAACGGCGATCCCTCATCCTCCGTTGCCCGATAAAGGGGGGAGAACCCCTAGCGGGTACATATGATTTTGGGCTCACAACCTTTAATTCTGCCTTTTGCTGTTAATTTCCATACTATCCTGCCTTTTCCGCTTTTTCCAGGACGGGTTCTGATAATATTTGTGTATGGATCGGTTTCTTCGGTTATTAGGTTTTTGTTCGCCAGTGGGCGAAATCTTGGGGTAATTCCAGCAAGTTCCATATTAACTTTCGTTGCCGTTTCTTCACTGGTCATTGGTCCGTAATAAAAAAGAGCTTGCAGAACGATGGTTTCTTTTTTGTTAACGTTGACGCTTGCTGCGGCGGCGTGACTTGTTTTTGGGTCGGTGTTCCGAGTTAATGCCCTATCGGCATTTCGGTCTAATATTATTTTGAAAAGATCGTCTGTCATGCCAAGTTCCTGTCCTTTTTTGAGTTGGTTTGGGTGCATTTATAGCAAACGTAGTTGGTTCTCCAAGTGGGAGTAAACCCTGTCTGACATCGTAGGCATTTGCGATGTCGGACAATTCTTTCGTCCAGATCGGGCCCGTAGCTCTGTTGGGGCAACTGAATTTTGATTTTAGCCGGTTGTCCAATACGTCTGATCGAATCAGGATCGGAGTATTTGCTCCATCCGATCCCATTGGTGAATGTTGACATTTTTTCATTTTCCTATTCCCAGATTAAGAAAATGTGGCGGTTGAATGTCTTTACAGCCTATCATGCGATGGGGCGCTGTTTTGAAGTCACCCAGACATTCTTTAGATGCCGCCACTCACCTGGGGAGTGTAGCCCCTAGAACGGTATTTCGTCGTCTGGTGCGTCAGTTGGGGCTTTCGCTGGTGTTGGGTCGTCCTGGCGTTCGTTTTGTGCGTTCCTGTCGCCAAGCATCGTTAATGTCCCACTGAATTCGTTCAGTACGACTTCAGTCATGAAACGGGTTGCACCCGCATCATCTTCCCAGCTACGAGTCTGGAGTTCGCCCTCGATGTAGACCTTGTTTCCCTTTTTGACATAGGGTTTGATTACATTTTCATTGAGTTTTTTGGCGAATGATACAATGCGATGCCATTCGGTCTTTTCTTGCTTTTCGCCGTCTTTTTTCCAGCGTTTGGTTGTGGCGATTGAGAATGTGCAGATAGACCCGCCTTTTTGGGTTTCTTTGAGTTCCGGGTCTTTCCCCAGATTTCCTATTAATTGAACTTTGTTCAACATTATTTTTCTCCTTCGTTGATACGAGTTTTTGCTTGTTCAAAGTATGTGCCGACGACTTGGCACGTTGCTTGGTCGATAGGCCAGTTTTCCTTTATGGATGAGTCTTCGGCGTCACGAACTTCATCAACGTCTTTTATGGTTTTACAAGCGTCGAGAGAGGTTTTGACGTCATTGGCCCAACGGGTGATTTTTATTTGAATTTCGGACACATGTTCTGCGTCCTGATCCTGGTCTGGGTCGTCGCCGGTTTCCAGACCAAGGGCTTTCAATAGGGCGTACTTGACGGCGTAGCTGATGCCCTTCCCCGGTCCTTTGTCCTGATTGTCAACGCCGTAGCCAAGTGAGGGTACGTCGAAGAAATCTTCCGGGTTTTCGATATTAACGAAACGGACATCGAGTTGGACTTCCGTTCGGTTCCCGTTTTGTACCCATTGGATAGCGCAGGGATAATAGACGATCCCATGTTTTAGAAGAGCCGGTCTTACTTTTGCGGTTACAACGTCATGGCTGACGATGGAATATCGCATTCCGGCCTTTTTATCTTTTTGGATGTAGGTGACTTCTTCCATCGCCGCCGCGAGGCGTTGATGGACGTTTAGGGAGTTTTTGGTAGTCATATTATTTTTTCTCCTTGATCTTTCGTATGGTTAAGTTGCCATTCTTGGCTCGTACACCTTCGACATTATGTCCAAAGGCGTGTTTTACGTCAGGTTCGATTTTGGCTTTGATGTCTTTTTTGGCCTTTTCGAACTTCTTGGCGGCGTTTTGATTGTCGAGAAAATCGACAGCATCGGAACACCATTCGTTATTTCCCTCCATGTCGACCGTTCTCATGTCGTCCATGGAAATCTTAGGGATTTCGGTATATTCCATATCGATCGGCGGCTTGTCGTTCTTTACATGCCACCAGAACGCTTCTTCGCGTTCTTCGAGTTCGGCAATTTTGTCGTTGTCCCTGTCGATGAATAATGGTTCTCCCCATTCGTTACCCCAGATGCAGGATAGAACGAATTGCATTCTGTTCATAACGGCCATGTTGTGTTGGGCTTGCCAGAAATAGCGTTCTAGAACGGCCTGTTCGTCATTCCAAGGGGCTTTGGGGGCAAGGTGTTTGGCGTCGATGACGGCTTCAATGCCGTCAATGATTGCCCATGCGTCCGGGTGACAACGTATGAAGTCGTATTGTCGGTGGATATAGGTCTTATCAGGTTCGGGATAGTCGATAAGCCAACCGGTTGTTTTTTCCAGCCATTCGAGGTTGAAGGCTTCGGTGCTGATTCCGAGTTGGATTTTAAAGATCGTGGTAAGATCGTCTGGATCGGCGCGGCCTGTTTTTTCCTTCCAGAGTTTTGTCCATTCGCCATCCATTATTTTTTTGGCGTCTGAACCTCCAATGCCCAATTTACGAGCTGCGTGTTGTTTCTTCGATAGGGTGGTGTTTCTCATTCCTTGGGTTCCTTTATTTTGGGGAGTATCGAGCCAATGGTGCGGGGGCCGCGCCCCGCCCTTCCCCCCACCGGGGGGTGGGGCAGCGGCCCTCGCAGTTTGGTTACTTGGTCTATGTGCCAACGTCTCCAGTAATGTCGTTCTTTAAATTCCGAGTCGATGTGTTTGATAAAATCGGCTGGAAATGGAAAGCGTGGCCATTTGTGAGTTTTCATCACTTGAATGCCAGCATACTGAACGAGATCGTCAGGATATTCCTGGAGCAACGAGGTGTAAGCTCTAAGTGCTTCTTTTTGCGGGAGTTCGAGATTCATGACAACAGCAACGGTCGCCAGCATTTTTTCTATGACTTCAGTGGATGCCGGTTGTAGTTCCTTGTCATATTTAACGATTCGCTGATCGAATTCGCTCAAGCGTTTCCTCAGGGGAAAGCCGGGGAGTTTTTCTGTCATGTTTTTGCCTTATTTCTTGCGCTGTGCGACACCAATTTTGGAATCGTCGGTTCCAATCTTTTCCTGTTTTTTCCTGATCTATGGCCCAATTCACCATTTTTTCGGCCTCTATGGTCACGTTGAGGTCTGGGTAGCGTGTCTCCATAGCCTGATGTACGTCAGAATTGGGTTCCCAGTCTGGGTTTATGCCGTGTTTGCGCTGTTTTGGGGGGGTAGGGGGGGCTTCTTTTGTTAATTGGTACTGTTCTGTGTCAGCGGGCTGACATCTCCTGTCAGTTGACTGACAGGTATCATAGACGATGCGATAGTGTGATATTTTACCTGTTTTTCTCGTTATTTGCAGGATTTTGGTTTTTTCCAGCTTGTTTAGGCTGGCAATGACCCAGGCTCTTGATTTTCCGAGTTTCTTTGCGAGGGTGGTTTGTGAGGGCCAGCACCAGCCTTCTTTATCGGCGTATGTTGATAGTAGTGCTATGAGAGCCACTTCGGCAGGGCCGAGATTTCTGTCAAATAGGCTTGCGGGGATTATTCCGAAACGGGTGTTCGACATTGGGGGGTTCCTTCGGTAGGTGTTGCATCATTTCTTGGTATGTCTCCCAGGTCATTACGACCAATGGGGTTTTGTGGTTTTCATGTAGGAACAGGAAATTATTTTCTCCAAGCCATGCTGAAATGACTTTGAATCCCGCACCGCTTTTGCGGCTTTTAACTTCGCCCTTGAATTGGAGTTCATTACCGATGTCAAGGTCGCCACTAAAATCGCCTCCGAGACTACCAGACAAAGGTACGCGCCGACATCTAAGGCCAACGGCGATATGGAGTTTAACAATAAGGTTTTCAATTCGGGTTCCCTTTCTTTTTGCTTTACTGGTCATTTGGGATGAATTTTCACCTCACATTTTAGTGCTTCTGCCCAACAAAACAATAGGTATCCGGAGGGCGATCTTGCGCCGGATTCCCATTTGCCGACAAGGCCTTCGGCAACGCCGATAGACTCGTTGAGAAGTCTTTGAGAATAACCAAGTTTTTCTCGTCGGTCTATTAGTTGTTGGATAAATTCGGCTTCAAAGATTGATCTTTGTCCTGGCCGGTATTTTAGTCCTTCTTTCATTTTAAGAGCAAAAGTTCTCCGTTATCCTTTTGAATAACATAAAATGGGAAATCTAGTGATTCTTTTTGTTTGCATATTTTCTTGAATCTCCAGGTGGCGGTGATAATCATTTGTGTTTCTTGGTTTTCGTTGCATCCACCGAGATATGTTACCTTATCGCTGGCCATTGCCATGTAGACCTTCAATGCCGCAGCCATCACGTTTTAATAATTTGATCGAAATTGTAGACTTCAAATTCCATTGAAGTCCATCCTTGTTCGTCATTTCCGAATAGTTTCAATAGCTTAACAGGCTCCCCCGGGCTATGTTCAAGAGTCATTCCTTTGGCTAAGATTTGTTTTAAGGTGGCCCATCCATTTGATGACCAGCCTTGCTTGTTTTTCTCAGTCCATAGAACAAGGATGTGGAATCCATGATATTCTTTTTTAGTGGTAAAATTATATGGAAGGTTATTCGCTCCTATTGCGAAACTTCCATCCACAACCTTGTCCACAAAGGATTGGACAACTTTGTTGACATTGTTGAGTTCTTTTGCATACATTATGTAGCCTCTCGGTAGGGGTTTTTGTCAAGATATAGTCGTCCTGGTTTCTGGGGAGTTTCCAGGACGGCTATATCGTTTTTGATTTAGTTTTTGGTCGCTTTCTTTACTTTCTTATCATATGCGTCGATTTTGATTTTGGCTTCCATGATGTCATCGACCGTACAGGATAAACTCAATCTACCGGTTATTTGTTCTGTCATGTTCTTTTGTGAAGACTCCGATGGAAAGATCAGCATTTCTTCCGGTTGTGCTACAGTTGATAGGCTGAGTGAATAGCCTTTATAATCGAAGACCGCGCATCCGTAGATCGGGCCGTCCGTGTCCCAGATTTTCATTGTGAATTCTCCCATGATTCTATGGCAGCCTCCTCAAGGGCGTCCTGAAGGAATACCATTTTAGATTTCGCCCACGGTCGTATGAAGATGGCTTCGGTGGAAAACGGAAGCATCTTTCTGCGGGTTCCAGAATTATCGTCGGCAATTTTAGGTTCAATCAAATGAACCATTAAGATTTCCGCTTCTGGTGCTTCTCCCGGTTCGCCGGGGCCTTTCAGGTCGGCATAGGTTGTGT